AAAAGATTAAACGTCTTTTCTCCTCCGTTTTGTGTTTTCTGAAGGACTCTTCAGACGTACTTCCTTGGGAAATAAATGAGGGTTGCCCCACCTTCATTCCTTGGAAGAGCGCGTCTAAATTTGTTGAAAACAAGTTTGGATTGAATGTCAAGAATGTTCTACTTGATATTCGGAAGAGCGGGCGTGCAACCAGCACGCTGCGGTCCGGACCGCCAGGTGATTACCTAAACAATAAAGGTGATCGCCTGACAAACTCAGTGTTACGTTGTTCGCAGTCACTGATGAGATCCGGAGCCCTAATCCAAGGGTTTTGTGAAATTTTGGAATTCCACTTTGGCCAACCTGTATGGGGTAGCTTTGACTTTGCAGTCATCGTCTATTTCTTTTTGGATCTGGTTGGCCGTTTGGAGGAGACTGTCAAGCACTCGACAGTCTACTTCTCTGCTCGTGTTCTACAGCAGGAACCTCCACTGTCTGACTCGAAGCCGTTTTTGCTCGGCTATCGAATCGATAGAAAGATTGGGCGCTATCGAGGTACTTCGTTTCGTTGTTTGCGCCTTGCGATGGACGTGCTGAATTTGAAGCGTTGCTGTCCCACTGTTACCTACGATTTTATTCGTAGGGCAATGCAGAAGCATGCACGTGCCATTTGTGGACCCCCGCGGGATGCTTCGAACCTTCCCGAGGGTGTGCTTACCGAGGTCCGTCGGTTTTTCGACGACCAGTGTAAGAACTTTGGTGCTCCGGAGCCCTTGAAACTTGAGCTCCCCTCCTGTGCTGCCTCCTTTGAGTTTTCACGCTCATCGGGGGGGCCGGAGAGTTTGTTGTACAATTTTCCGTTTGATTCCACGCAGCCCGAAATCGAAGCCTACCTCACCGAGGAGTGCGACGAACGGGTTGCGAGAAATCTAGGGTTGTTGTCAAGACACCAATGGGCCACAACCGTGGACGAGATTTACTCCCGATCCACCGGTTTAAGTCTCTTGGATCAAGAACATAAATCAGTCTTGTTCGAGAGACTCGCTGAATACGATCTTTCTATCCCCCAGGGACTGCTTTCTGCGGTTCGAAGTGAGGCTCTTCGTGGCGGTTCGGCCGCGATCAGAGCCCAAGCAGTCCCAATCTGTGAACCATGCAAGGTTCGGGTCATCACAAAAGGGGAGACACTCCCCTACCTTGCATTAAAATCTTTCCAAGTGCCTGTCAGTAAGTGGCTCGCCAAGAGTTACAACTTTTGTTTAACTCGTTCGAGTTTTGGTGAGCAAGAGGTTGCCGAATTTCTCCAACGTTCAACGGAGTTTTACGGCCCCGATGCGGATCTTCTGCTTGTTTCTGCAGATTACTCCGCCGCCACTGACAATTTGCGATCGGACCTTTCTGTTCGCATTGCGCTCGAGTTTTCTTCGTTTTTTGGCTGGTCATACGTGGATCTTTTGATTCGCGGTTTGGTCGGCCATGAAGTCTACTACTTGCGCGACTATTTTGATGAACTTCCG